TACGCTTATGATTTTAGGATCAGGTAAGACCTTATGAAGTAAAGTACAAACTTGATCGTAATAACTATCTTTACGAACTACAAAATGATATCTCCCAGGGAGATTAAGGGATTCAACTGCTCTCTGAATCATTGGTAAACCTTGAATATCAATTAAAGGTTTAGGAATCTTATAGGTATCTTTAGGGAATCTTGTCCCTTCGCCTGCCATTGGAATTAAAATGTTCATAAATGTAAACAAGAATTATCCTTTGCTGAATGAATCATTTTTGATTTAAAACCAAAGCATAAGGACATACAAAAAAACAAGTCAAATTATAAATTCTTGTTCTGCTCTTCTATCAATATCAAACCTCCAGAACCATAAAGAAATTTTGTCCATTTGGCTTTTTTTATCTTGATAATAACTTTCATTATTACTATAGCAAGTTTTCCAAAATTCTGCTTGCTCAGAATTAAAGTGGACTCCAGTGCCACCACCCCCAGCTCCAGCAGGAGATCCGTTATGAATAAAATTAACAGGAAATTCTACAAATTTAACTTCTGAACATTTGTTTACTCTATCTCTATAATCATTATCTTCAAAACAACCTGGATGAAAATTTTCATCAAAAAATCCTACAGTACGAATCATATGTCGATTTAATCCAAATAAGACGTAATTACACCTTTCAGCAAAAGCTCCATCATATCCTTGCTCCATCAAATTATATAAATCAAAGAGTTCTGTGGATTGAAATTTTACATCATCAGAACATTGAATCCAATAATTTTCCTTTGGATGATGTTTAATATGATAGTTCCAACTTGATGAGCATCCCATATTTCTTGGACAGTAAGAATATTCATAATTTTCTACAAGGGGATTTTTTGGTATTGCTCTAACTTCATCAAAATAATTCATGTCATAATTATTAACCAATATGGAAAGTGTTTTGATTGGAAAATTTATAGAAGAATTAAAATTTTTAAAATTTTCAAGATGATTACATGTTGTTGTTGCTAGTAATGATATCATTTTAAGAATGCAAAAGTTGATTATTTTTTGAAAGGTGAATCATTTTAGGATCAAAAGTACAGTGGTTTGAATACAATTCTGGATATGCAAACTGTGGACCTAGAGTATGAACTCTATCTTTGTTCGTAATAAAAAATTTATTAAAATAAGACTCTTCATACCAAACGGGAGCGATATCATTGGACAAATCTTCTCGTGTCCATTCATCAAGTTGCTGCATCATATCAAAAACTTGTGGAATCTTACCACCCCACAAACAACCTTGATAATAAACAGAAAGATCCATATCCTCAGTCACACATGCTTTAGACTTTAAATTAACATCAAAAGATCCAGGAAATTTGGTATGAGGATTCATACCAAGATAGTGACATGGATGATGAACTCCAAAATAATCTTTAGAATCATCAAAAAATTCATCATAGTTTATTTCATCAACAACTTTCATATCAGCATCAATGGAAATAAACCAATCACAATCAGAAACTTCATTTTCAGATCTCAAAAGAGTTTCAAAAGTTTTATAAAAAGTCTCTGGGTATCCGTAATGTTCTGTTGGAATTTTTATAACATCATCTGGCCAATCTCCATTCCCATCTGTGAAGACGATAAATTTCTTTTCAGAATTTGCTATAAAGTTTTCCTTAATTGAAACATACCAGTCAGGTAAAAAATTTAAATACTTTCCTGTTCCAAAAAAAGATATTGCAATTTTTTTACTCATAAAATTTGTCAATTACAGATTCAATGTATCCAAGCATATTTTCAGTGATGGTTGGGGAACAACCTAAGAAAAATACTTTGTCTAGGACTTGATTTGCCTTTAAATATTTAGACGCATCATCAAGATGTCTATATCCCGAATGAAGAAGAATATTTCCAGCAAAATAATTTCTAGTTTGGATTCTATTAGACTCCAAATGATTAACAAGTTTTTGCTTTTGATCTTTTGTAGAACAAACGATGGGAACACCAAACCAACTTGTTTCAGATTCTTCCCTTTCATTTACAACACGAATGCCTGGAATTTTTTCAACAATAGATTGAATTGAAGACTTGTTAAATCTACGAAGATGATGAATCTCATCAAATTTGTTAAGCTGAACAGATCCAATACCACCTTGAAGATCGAGGGGTTTTAAGTTATACCCCATGTTAGAGAAGACATACTTATGATCGACGATACCATCATAGTCTTTCAGCCAATTATCAAATCTTTTTCCACATGTTCCACATGATAAAAGATTTTGAGCACCGACACAATAACAGTCCCTTCCCCACCAAGCAAAACTTCTTGCTAGATCAACAATTTCCTTAATATTTGAAGAAACCATCCCACCTTCAATTGTGCAAATGTGATGAGCAGGATAGAAGGAACAAGAGGCAGCAACTGCACAATTTGTTAGATAATTATCATTCCACTTGCTACCAAGACTATCGCAGTTGTCAGCGACAAAATAAATATTACTAGACTCACAAAGATCTAGAACTTCATCCATATCATAGGCATTTCCTAAAACAGGGGAAGAAATAATTGCTCTAGTTTTTTTTGTAATTTTACTAAAGATTTGATTGATGTCCCAATTCAAATCACTCCAATCAATATCAACAAATACTGGTTTTAATCCATTTTGAACAATAGGTGCTACGGTTGTGGCAAATCCACAAGCACATACAATTATTTCATCTCCATCAACCCAACCAAAGTATTTTTTAAGGGCAGCAATCATCACTAAGTTTGCAGATGAACCTGAGTTCACCATAACAGAATGATTGAAGTTAAATTTTTTAGAGAACTCTCTCTCAAATTTGTTGACCTTCTCTCCTGAAGACAACCACTTTCCATAAAGAACTGAATTAATTATTTCTTTAATTTCAGTATCGTCCCAATATGGACCGGAGTAATAAACTGTATCTTTTTCTGGATCGAAGTTTTTTTTATTTGCAATATAGGGAAAAATATTACTATCAATCTTAGATGCTGATTTGATTAGATCGTCTATAAGTTGTTGCATAATTCTTCGATGATTTCACTATTAGAAATTTTTTGTTTAAATCCAAGACTTAAAAGTTTAGAATTATCCATCCAAAAATCTTTTGTCTGAACTAGTTTATGAAACTCTGGAGCATCTTTATATTTGATTTCAGACTTAGATCCAAGATATTTCTTTGCCTCATCAATTATATCACCAATTTGGGTCGGATGTCCACTCCCAATATTGTAAACACTATTTTTTTCCCCATGTTCACAAATTAAATTTATAGCTTCGCATACATCAGATACATGCATAATGTCTCTTATTGGAGTTCCATTATCATAAAGAAAAATTTCTTCATTTTCTTTTAGTTTTTTCACTAGAAATGAGAGTGCATTTTTTTTAATTGATACTTTACTATCACCATTTCCGAGAACATTACATAATCTAAGAATTCTATAATTAACACCAAATGTCTTACAGAAAGAAATTAAAAGATCCTCTCCTGCTTTTTTAGTGATGGAATAAAATCCAGTAGGATTGCATTTATAGTCCTCCCTTGCAGGAAGATCTATTTTACCATATACAAACCAAGAACTAATAAAATTAAAAGTAATATCAACATCTTTACAATATTGCAATACCTCACAGAGAATTCTAAGATTAGTATCTATGTCTAAAGTTAAATTATCAAAAACATTGTAGTTGTCTACTGTACTTATAAAGTACAGGATGTTTTTTGATTTTGGTGCTCTATCTTCCCTCGAAATTCTTATAGTTTTCTTTGGAAACATCTTTATAAAATTTTCACCAATGAATCCCGTAGATCCAAAAACAGAAATTAAATTCGAATCCATGTTTCTGGTGCTAAATCTTTGAGACTATTATTTTTAAGATTAGGACCGAACCAATCTTTAGGATAGATTACTTTCTTTTCTGTGTTACCACAAAGCCAAGCTCCCCACCAACTAAATGAACTATTTGCAATAATATGATCGGAGCATAAACTCATAAGACACATATCAACATACCCACTTTCATTTTCAGATACTAAAAATCTATCCGAAGAAAATAATTCTTGATTCTTACACCAGTTTGGATCGTCAGAAAAAACAATCACTTGTCTATCAACATTAAAATGTTTCAATGCCATATCATAGTAGTCTAGATCTAGATTATTATGATTATTTTTATTTAAAATGTAATCCGTTCTTCTAATATGAAGTGAAATAGGAGACTCCACTTGACTGATCATTCTCTGACAAGGATCAAATATCTCATCTTTAAAAGTAAAATCTTTTCTAATGATATCCTCTACATTTTTAAAATACTTTTCACTTTGAAAAAATCCATATAAACTAACCCAATCTGAACATGCATTAAAAAGATTTTCATCAAATTCAAATCCCTTTTCAGAAACTATCGGTCTATCTTTATCGATTAGTTGAATATTTAAAGACGTGACACTTTCCATTCTAAATGGAGAAAATATTTCAGTTTTTAACTTATTACCTATACTATCATCAACCTCATTTTGGTGAATTGGTAAGCAAAAATTGTATCCTCTATTACTTGAAATTCCACGAAGAGCAGCATACTGAAACATTTGGTTTCCCAAACGCCCAAGTCTTCCGATAAAATTAAATCCAATCATACTCAAACCCTATGATGAATAATTGTGTCTCCGGTATAAATCTGAGAGTAAATCCAGTTATAAGTTTTGTGAATACCTTCTTCAAGTGTTTGAGAATAATCCCAACCAAGTTTTTTGCGAATAAGATCGTTATTTGAGTTTCGACCGCGCACTCCAAGGGGACCATCAATATGATTTTTTTCCACTGCTTTACCAGCAACTTTAGCAGTAATATCTACAAGTTGATTGATAGTGACCATTTCCTCTGAGCCAATATTAACAGGTCCAATAAAATCACTATCCATCAATCGACGGGTTGCTTCGATACATTCATCAATATACAGGAAGGAACGAGTCTGTAAACCGTCTCCCCAGACATCGATGATGCCACCCTCAACTGATAGCTCTGCAACTTTCCTACAGATTGCTGCTGGAGATTTTTCTCTTCCTCCCATCCAAGTTCCTTCTGGTCCGAAAATATTATGATATCTAGCAACACGTACAGGAATACCATGGTTATGATGATAAGCAAAGTAGAGGCGTTCCGAGAACAGTTTTTCCCAACCATATTCAGAATCTGGGTTGGCTGGATAAGCGGATTCTTCACGGCAATCTGGATTATTGGGATCTAATTGATTGTGTTCTGGATACATACAGGCAGAACTTGAGTAAAAAATTTTTGTTTTATTTGTTTCCTTAGATTCATTTAATTGTCTCTGAGATTCGAGGACATTCAAGTTAATTGATACTGAATTGTGCATAATATCTGCATCATTTTCACCAGTAAATACAAATCCTGCTCCACCCATGTCAGCAGCAAACTGATAGATCTCATCAAACGTATCAATATATTTGCTTGGAACAAAGTTATAAAAGTTACTGTATGGTCCTTTGTACTGAAGAACTCTTTCTACAAAATTTAAGTCTCTTAAATCGCCAACAATAAATTCGTGTGCCTCACTCTCAGAATATTCTGGGAGTTTAAGGTCTACACCACGAACCCAGTAACCCTCAGATCGTAATCTTTTTACCATGTGGCTTCCAATAAAACCACCAGCACCAAGTACAAGCACTGTTTTCTTATAATCACTCATAAACTGATTTAAACTCCATAGTATGTATTCTAATCATTTTTAATTGAATATTTTTGCAAAAGTTCTGGAGAATATTGTTTAATCTCTTTGATATTTCCCTCCTCTCTTTTTGCACACTCAAGGTTATAAACTCTATTGCGAAGTTCCGTAGTTGAATATTGATGTCTTCTCATATGATAATGAATTTCAATGCCATTGTCAATACAATATTGTTTTCCTGTAACTTCAATATCCCTGTATTCTTCACTTAAAAATCGAATGTGAAAAGTTTGAGTTTTGATTAAATTGAAAAGGTCTGCTTCAGTATCATAAACAAGAATTTCATCAACATATTTACATGCTTGAACTTGAGCATATCTTTCATAAATGGACTGCACTGGTTTATTTTTTAGTCCAGGTCTATCTATTGTTGGATCGACCTGAAGTGCTACTTTTAGATAATCGCACATTTCTTTTTCCATCTTAAGCATCGTGACATGCCCAGCATGAAAAAGATCAAAGCAACTACAATTAAATCCAATTTTCATACAATATAGTTTTTTATCATTATACTAAAAAAGGAGGTTGTTGTCAACCTCCTAAGAAACTCAGGCTCGCCACTTGCTCTTTGACTAGAAGCAAGAAACTAGGCGGGAGAGAGTCCCATCCGCACCAGCAAGAATTTTTAT